GGAATGGGGCTGGGGTTCAGAGGTGGGCCCTCCCGGTCTTTTTTTTTTTTTTTTTTTTTTAAATTTTGTCGCTAATCGACTTAATGTATTAGGTATATCATGTAACAATCAATCACAGAGATAATAATTCTCATCTTCAGCATAAGGAACACCACCTTTAGCTAAATTAAGGCGAACGGCGCACATCTTAGAATTAGTAACTGCGAATTTGTTACGCAAACTTGCCAGGGTAGGCAATTGCCTAGCTATCTCTTCAGGTGTATATTCTTTACCTGCAAGTCTCTTGAGAAAATCAACACAACCCAACTGCATATCTTGTATAGATAGGTTGTCTACCTCTTCCTGTAAACCAGGGTGAGCGTCGAAAATCCCGTCGTGAATTTTCCGGATAAAATGGTAAGCATAATAATTAGCCCCGGCCGTATCTACCATAAGGCCTCTGAGCTTAAGAACATAATGTGCCAAGGTGACCCCGCCAACAGTGGTAGCGCATCGTGAATAATAATCTTCTATGGGTCTCCACGGAACTATGAACTTATTTAGCACATCATTAGGCATGTGAGGGCGCATCCTATCAGTAACACGAACCTTCACAAATCTACGCTGCAAAAATTTAGGTCCATCGCGACGGATGGACCCTCGACCGTTAGTGATGGTATATAAGGAGTCGAAAACTCTAGACTCCTCCATCTTAACAGTCAAGTTAGCAGCGGATAACGCAAACTTTGCAAAAGCTTCAGGTTTATCTCCCGGGGCACGATTAACATAATCTTTCCCGACATAATACTTATAAGTGTAAGAAGGGAGGGAAGCAAGCCAATCGTCTCCAGAGACAAAATAACGGATGGGCCAATTACAGACCCAATCATTATATTCCGCTACTTTGCCTTCTAACCGAAGCTGGGCACCAACATGGACAAACCACATTTCGAACATTATAATTACATATAAAGAATTACCGAAAGAGGTCAAAAGGGACCCTGAAAACATCATCCCTATAACCATTCGCTGTTGTCCTTTGAAAAGGTGCAAAAGTTTAGACACAAGCTCATCAGAGCTCCACTCCATCAAGAATCGCAAAAAGTGATATTCAAATGTGTCAGTGCGCTTATAAAATAACAATGGAAACATGGCTACAATAGTCAACCAAGAAGGAGCCAACGAGAAATCTAATTTGGAAAAATCTCCATCAACATAATAATTAGGGTACGCCGAATTGCGCCCCAGTAAGTGTTCAGACAAAAAATGCATCGTGTCTCTGCTCTTAGACCATCCAATACAAAGCGGAGGTTTACCATAGATACTATTCATAACAGGCGTGTAAATTAACTTATCTATGATGTACTTAAGAGTACTAACAACAAATATCAACCTAGATTTATCTTTGTCATCCCAAGGCTTACGAACTTCAACTTTAGTGAACAAAGCAGTCATCTGTCGACGTATATGACTACCTGTATAATGTTTGGACATCTCGGGGTACTTACTCCAAAGACTGCGCATATTAGCTTTGATAACATTGTATTCGTATATGGCAGCATACTTAGAGTGTTCCTTAACAACACCATTCCAAACAAGCTTATAGTTTATAACCTTGGGTACCGGTCCTAGATCAGATGTAACTTCAATATTAGATCTAGCGTAGAAATTGAAACCGGCACTCTTATGCATTTGACCACCCGTCATATGTTCGGGCCTTATATTAAGGTCAGGTAACTCAATGTCACCTCTAGGTTTGAACAACTTTATTACGTTGCGGTAAGCTGGGGTAAAATACTTAGCATGGTCACCGTTTAAGATGACTACCTCCTTAGCAAACCTAGCCATTACTTCCTTCAGCCCTTTTAATGTAGATCCAGACAAAAAAGAATGCTTCTGATAATACAGCGGCGTAACTGCCGCTGGTGGCACTTCGTCCGGAGGCAGCATGTGCCACTCTGCAAATTTCTTAGTTACTATGTAACGCAAAGACGGCACACCACCACCGTGGTCTAACAATTGAAACATACCAGCAGAATATTTTGTGGGCCACATCTGGCTCCAAGGCTGCGTATTTACCATAGCATTATGATAAAACACACCCAACCCGCTAGAGTTAAATAAAGGGGAGGCGGATATAAAATGACTATCCATCTCAATCGTTGGCTTAAATTTAACATCTCGAAAGGCACTGCCTTGTAAACGAGATGTATATTCCTTAAGTTCTAAGTTATGTGGCGAGACGTAAGTATTGTCCTCACGAAGACTTATACGATAAACACGACGTTGGACCCTATGAATAGATATGCTACTAAGTAATGAACATAGGGCGCGTCGCTGAGCAGTCTCTATCGTATCGTCCTGAAACAAATAGAACCTAGTTTGGATACCCGTATAATCGCAATCTATTAGCTCCTGAATAGGCACACGCCTAGAGCCAATAGTGCCTCTACGAACAACCTCAACACAATTACTCTCCTGCATATAGATAATATCAAATATCGCGTTTAATGCAGCGATGTCGGGGGTGTAGTACGGT